TCCGCCGCGGATGTTTTAATCATGGGCGGTTCCGCCGGATGTGGGAAAACCTTTTGTCTATTGATGGAACCGTTGCGGTATGTCCACGCATTCAAAGGATTTGCGGGAATAATATTGCGCCGGGAATATGTGCAAATAAGTTTCCCGGGTGGATTGTGGGACAAATCGGTTGAATTGTACAACCAACTTCAACCATCAGTGCGGCCAACAATGAAGGTTGGCAATTTGGAACATGTGTTCCCATCAGGCGCCAAAATAGCATTTGACCACATTTCAACGGAACAATCCGTGTACCGTTATCAGGGGCCGGAATTTGCGTTCATTGCATTTGATGAATTGACGCACTTCACACAAAAACAGTTTTTCTACATGATGACCCGGAACCGTTCAACATCCGGGGTTCCGCCATTGATCCGGGCATCAACCAACCCGCAAGGTTCAGGATGGGTGAAACAATTGATTTCATGGTACATTTTCCCGGATGATTATCCGGATGAATCCAAACGCGGATTCCCGATCCCGGAACGTTCAGGAGTGTTGCGGTACTTTGTGCAAACAGGGAATGAAATTGCGGACATCATTTGGGGGGAAAGCAGGGAACACGTTTGGAATCAACTTCATGACAAATTGAAACAGCGGTTTGCAAATGTCACGGATGATGATTGGGCAAAGATGGATGAAAGCGAACGGATGAAAATGGGCATGCCCCGGATCAAATCATTTTCATTCATCTTTGGTTTGTTGCGTGACAACCCCGCATTGCTCAAAGTTGATCCCATGTACATGGGTAACCTGTTGGCACAAGATGAAACCACGGTTGCACAATTGTTTGATGGGCGTTGGCTTGACATGGAAGCGGACGCAAATAGGTTGTATCAGAATGAAGTCATTGAAGATTTGTTCAGCAATGATTTTGTGAAGCGTACCGGGGAACGCTTCATGACGTGTGACATTGCGTTGGAAGGATCGGACAAATTTGTTGTGGTGATTTGGGATGGATGGGTTGTGGTTGAAATCCTTCATTTCCAAAAATCGGATGGGCCAATGATTTGGAACACCATCAAATCATTGGCGTTGAAATGGAAGGTTCCCGGGCGCAACATTGCTTTTGATGCGGATGGGGTTGGTGGTTTCCTGAAAGGATTTTTTAAAAATTCATTTGCGTTTTCCGGGAATTCATCCCCCATGGTTGAAGATGGGAAGCCAAAACCGGGCCGCCCACGTCCAAACTATGCAAATTTGAGGGCGCAAGTATATTACAAGTTCAAAGATGTCATGGAAGAATGCCAATGTTTCATTCCAATTGGGGATGTACATTTGCAAAAGTTATTGATTGAAGAATTTAAGGCAATCAAAAAGGGGGAATCAAAAGGGGATTCAAAATTGCGGTTGGCGCCAAAAGAGTTGATCAAAGTTGCGTTGCGCCGTTCCCCGGATTTTGCGGATGCTATTGTCATGCGGTGTGTGTTTGGCATGAAAAAGCAGGTTCAAAGGAAACAACGGGATGTCCGTTCATTTTAATAACAAAACAACCTTTTCACATGGATCAAATTTTGCAACATTTGATTGAAGCCTACAAAGAGGCATTCAAAACAAAAGGGGTTCATTCCCCCATCACCAATGACATCCGGCAATTGATATTCCGGAATTTTCAGCATGCCGGGCAACAAATCATTTTGTCAACCAACAGGGAGTTGATGAATGCGCCGGAATTGATGGTTGACAATGCCGTTGGCGCCGCTGAACAGGCGCAAAAACTGACAACATTTGTTCACCCAAAATCAATTCAAAACGGAAAAAAGCCCGCCGCGGTTTTGATCAATCCGCCAAAGGATCAAACCCCGCAACCGGTGAAAGGGGGACGTTTGGGGCGGACGGAACGGGCCAAAGAATCAATGGAATCAGCAGTGAACCCGGGGAACCAGATCAACCAATCCAGCGAATCCAACACATCCCCGCAAAACGGAAGCGGAAATCCTGTTGTGGGGGATGATCAAACAGCAACGCCGGGGGATGAAACCGCAACCGTTGCCGCTCCATTGACTGAAATTGAAATTGCGGAATTGAAAACTTTGGAGCCGGGGCAAATTGCGGCAAAGTTTGATTCCGCACGTTTGGTTGAAACCATGGTCAAAATGAACATGCCGCGCCCGGATGCCAAAACACGTCCGGTGAAAATTGCCGCAATGCTCAAAGCCGCAATAAATTAAACAAATGGGGATCAAAGCAACAATCAAAGGGGAACACGGGATCATTGCGGAAGTGATGATCCCATCATCTTTCCGTGACGTTTCATTGTCACAATACATTTCTTTTTCAAAGGAAGCCGCGTTGATCGGGGAAGATGGTCACAACTACATTGTCCAAATGGCAAAAGCCGTTGGGGAATTCACCGGGGTTGACCTTCATGAACTATTGTCCGCAAACATTGGTGACATGTATGGGGACACGGAAGGGTTGGACGGATCATTGCGGGCGTTGTATTCATACATCCTGAAAATTGTTTCAGAATACAAACCGCAATTGATGACGCCGGAAACCGCCGGTTTTGAGTACAAAGGGGAATTGTTCCAAATCCCGGTGATCCTTCAAAACACTTTGGGCGGGTTGCCCGTCCTTCCCAACATTTCAGTGTTGGAAGCAATTGAATGTTTTGAAGTGCAAAGAATAAGCACGGCAAACATTGATGAAACCGGGGATGAAAACGGTTCCATCCTGTTCACTTACTATTTGCGCATGTTAGCAATTCTATGCCGGAAACCGGGTGAAATGATCCCTGTTTCAGAATCAGAACGGGAACGGTTTTTCAATGAACGTTCCAAATACTTCAAAGAAATACCGGCGGGCGTTGCAATGGATGTTGATTTTTTTTTGTCCAATACATTGCTGCAATTAGGAAAGACCCATCATGCCATTGGTTCTTTGTTGCTCCAAAATTTCGTTCACGGGGTGGAGATCAAAAGGCAGAAATTGACGCATGGCAAAAAGCGATTGCGCACAATGAATCAACGTTCAAAAAGGTAGGTTGGCGCCAACTTCTTTTGTCCCTGTTGGGCAAAGGTTGGTTCACCGGATCGGGTGCAACACCAATTGAATCCGCATGCCGAGCGGATTTTTTTGATGCCGTCCGTTTGGTATCAATAGAAAATGCAACGTTGTAAATTGGCGCAAACCTTTCAACATGTTGCCGCCAAACCAAAAACATCAATTCATTTTGCACCATGGAAATCCTGATTGAAGATTTTTACAAAGCACTTTTGGCCGCGGTGAAGTATTCATCACCATCAACCCCGGCATGTCAGCGGTTGGAAACCTTTCGCGTTTTCCCAAACCAACGGTTGCCTGAACTTTCATCCATGAATTTGGGGGCCAACATTTGCGACAAAGACAAACCGTTCTTTTGGTCACGCAAATGGGCGGACATGGATTTCAATCCAAATTCTGTTGAATGGGCGTTCCCGCTGTTGTATGTCTTTGACATGTCCGCCAACGTGGAAAATGTATTCACCGGGAAAACAAAAGCCGTCCACAACCTTCAAATTGGGGTGATTGATGTTTTGTCAGAAGATTGCGCCGCGGGCAATTGCGCCGGGTGCAACGGACGGACGGTGAATGAAATCCACATTGACACCCAACGCATGTTGATTAACGCATTGCGGTTCGCCGGTGGGTTTGTGTATGGCAATGACTTTGACGGGGAAATCCCATCAGGGTTCTATCATGAAGCCCATTTGCAAAAGATGGTGACGGATGGTGTGATCCCCGCCGGTGAAAGAACCGTGAAGTTGATGCAAACGTCATTCCCCAAAAACAAGGAAATGACGTTCATCCACATTGAAAGGCCAACGGATAGAATGTTTGGGACTGCAACGGAATTGAGGTTGGAAACATCCGCATGCATGGAGCCGTTCAATGATTTCACGGACATCAATTGGGGCGTTGTCCCGCAAAATGTTGGATGTCAAAATTGTGATTGATCATGATTGCAGAAAACAAAAAATCACAAACCATCACATGTGACAAATGTGGGGTTGAACAAACAGCACAACAACCCGGGGCCGGTGATGTGTTCTTCCGTGATGGGTGGTTGGCAAATTTCAGGGCAAAAATATATGTTCATGTTTGCCGTGATTGTCAGACTAAAAAGCAAAGGAAAGTGCATGACTTTGTGGCAACTATTGGATAAAAAATGGAACCCTTTTTCATAACATTGACGGACGCCATGACTGAAATCATGGAATTGCTCCAACAGGAATCCCGCCGGGAATTGGAAGAACAGGGACACCGGTTGACCGGTTCTTTGTCTGAATCAATTGCATACAAAATCACGGCAACGGATGACAAAGTTGTTGGAGTGTTGACCGGCAATGATTACGGGGTTTATTTGGAATTTGGAGTTTCCCCGGGCCGGATTCCTTTTGGCGGTGGTGGGGCGCCGGGCGGGAAATCAAAGTACATTGAAGGGTTGATCCGGTTTTTTACATTGAAAGGCTTGGAACCCCGGGAAGCAATGCGGGCCGCGTTTGCAACCGCCCGGGTTCAGAAACGGGAAGGGATGCCAACCAAAAGATCATTCCAATTTTCATCAAACGGGAAGCGGACGGGGTTTGTTACAAATGCCGCGGAATCACTGTTTGACAGATTTGCAAAGATCATTGAAAATAAAATTGGGATTCAATTGTCATTGACAATTGCCCCGGACATTGACGTTGAACCAATCAAAATTTTCACATAATGGGACGCATTCTTTTTGAAATTGTTGCGGAAGATGTTGGGGTTTCAAAGCGTTTGGACGCATTGCGCCAAACCATAAAAGATTTGAAAAAGGAAATTTCAGGGGCCGCCGCCGGTTCCGCGGAATACACCAAACTGACAAATGAAATTGCCGGGGCCAAAGTTGAAGTCAACAAATTGACGGAATCACAACGGCAATTGAACCGGGAATTTAAAGCCGCACAACTTCCCACTGATTCATTGGCCGGGTTGCGCTTGCAATATTCCGCCGTCACTGAACAAATCACCAAACTTTCCGCCGCTCAAAGGGAAAGCGATTTTGGCAAACAGTTGATCCAACAGGCTGCCAACTACAAACGTGAAATCAACGGGATTGAAGAATCATTGGGGCGGTTTACCGGATCGGTTGGGAACTATAAAAAGGCATTGGTTTCAATCGGGGATTTGGTGACCGCTGGATTGTTGACCGGGGGCATCACCGCCGCCGTGACCGCCGTTTCAAATGTGGTTTCAAAGGGGGTTGATTCATTGGGGGAATATGAATCCCAATTGGACAACCTTCAATCAATTACCGGGGTGACCGCCGTTGAACTTGAAAAATTCAGGGTGAAAGCGGAAGAATTGACCAACATCAAATTGGGTGATTCTGATTTGGTGAACAGCCCGCAAAAGATTTTTGAGGGATTCAAATTGGTTGGTTCAGCGCAACCGGAATTGTTGAAATCCGCGGAAGCACTTCAACAGGTCACAAAGGATGCCATTGTTTTGGCCGCCGCATCAGGTGACACTTTGCCCGCATCCGTTACGGCATTGACAACGGTGTTGGGACAATTCCAATTGGCGGGAAGCGAATCAACCCGGGTTGTCAATGAATTGGCCGCCGGTGCAAAGGTTGGCGCATCAGAAATCCCGCAAACAACGGACGCATTGCAAAAGTTTGGAACAACGGCAAAGGTTGCCAATGTTTCAACCGCTGAATCAATTGCCCTGATTCAAACGTTGGCGGATCAACAATTGAAGGGAGCGGAAGCGGGAACCCAATTGCGGAACATATTGGTGAAAATATCCGCCGCGGATGCACTTCCGCGGAATGCAATTGCAGCATTTGAGGCCGCCAATGTGAACGTCAATATTTTGAAGGATTCAACATTGCCGTTGCAAACCCGATTGGCTGAATTGGGCAAATTGGCCGGTGACACCGGCGGGTTGGTGAAAGTGTTTGGCGTTGAAAATTTGACAGCCGCGCAAATCCTTACACAAAACGTCACCAAGTTTGCGGACTTCACAACAGCAATTGAGGGTACAAATGAAGCCTACAAACAGGCTGAAATAAACACATCCAACCTGAAAACGCAATTGTCAAACCTGAAAACAACAGGGGTGAACACGTTGACGGATGCGTTTAAAACATTGTCACCGGCAATCCAATTTGTGATTGATGTGGTTGCCCGTGGTTTTGGGATTTTCAATTCCTTTTTGGGCGTATTGCGGGAAATCCCACAATTCATCAATGACAACAAAGTTGCGTTGTTTGGGCTTGCAACCGGTGTTGCAATCCTGAATGGGAACATGATATTGGCAGCCGCCAACACATTGCGGTTGGCCGCCGCTCAAAGAATCCAAACGATCATCACCACGGCAACCACGTTGGCGCAAACAGGGTTGAACGCTGCAATGCGGGCAAACCCAATTGGATTGATCATCACGTTGGTTTCAGCGTTGGTGATTGCATTTCAGGAAGCCTACAAAAGAAGTGAAACCTTCCGGGCATCCATCAATGGGTTGGGTGCGTTGGTTTCGGAAGTGTTCACCATTGTCAAAGAGGCAATCACCGCATTTGTTGGCGGGTTTGAAAAACTGTTTGAGGGGGATTTTTCCGGTGCGTTGGATTCATTCGGGGATGCGTTGGTCAAATCAAACCCAATTGGTATTGCATTGACGCAAGGTGACCGGTTGGGCAAAGCATTTTCAAAGGGTTACAATGATACGTTGGCCAACGTAAATGAACCCAACACGGCGCCCGCTGAAAATGCAATCAAAGGGTTGGCGGATGTTGTGACCCAAACAAACAACGTCACCGCCGCGGAAGCCAAAAAATTGCAGGAACAACAGGAAGCCGCCGCAAAAGCCACGGAAGAACAAACCGCCAGGATCAAACAATCATTGGAAGAATTGCGGCAATTGGAGCGTGACGCAATCACCAATGATTTTGACAAACAGATTGCAGATGCCGCGGAAAAACGATTGGACGCAATCCAAAAGGTTGAAGAACGGAAAGCGGCATTGGATGCAAAAATCAAAAGCCAATCAGGGGGACAAACATCCGGTGACTTGACGGAAGCCGGGATCATTGAAAAAGAAACGGCGGCAATTGAAGCCGCATACACACGGCAAATTGGAATCATTGAAAAGAACCTGGCCAAAGCATTTGAAACGCAACAACGCGAATTGCAAAAGGCATTGGCAAACATTCAGTCACTTGCCACGCAAAACGCGGAACGTGTTGTCCAAATTGATTCCCAAATTGCCGCGGTTGCATTTGCGGAACAAATCCGGGCAATCAAAGAAAATCAGGAACAAAAGGAAGCCGCATTGCGGGAATCCCTGATTGCCGGTGACATCACCCAACGCCAATTTGACAAAGAATCTGAAACGCTGAAAGCGGAAACAAATGCACGTTTGTTGGCCGCGGATTTGGAGCGTTTGGAGCGGGTGAAGGAAATCACCCAACAGATCACGGATGCCAAAGTTACCGCCGCTCAAACCCAATTGAACGCGGAATTGTTTGCCATTGATTCAGCAACCCGGGCGGAAATTGAAGCGTTGAAGGAACGGCAAACGGCAACCGGGGTTGATGCAACCGCATTGATTGAAGCCAAACAAGCGGAAGCAATTGAAAAGCGAACAGCCGCCCAAAATGAATTCAACAAAACCGTTTTGGATGCCACCAAGCAACAAACGGACGCCATTGTTGCAGCAACCGCGGAAGTGACGGACGCGGAAAAAGCGGCAACTGAATCAAAGTTGAAGGATTTGGAAGATGAAAAGGATTTGCGTGAAGAAATCCAAAAGGCCGCACTTTCCGCCGCATCAACCGTTTCCGGGGCAATCTTTGAAATTTCACGCAACCGGGCGGATCAGGAAAAAGAAGCAGAATTGGCGGCATTGGATGAAACCTATTCCAAAAAATTGGAAGCCGCACAAGGGAACGCCACGTTGGAAGCGAAGATCAAAAAGGAATTGGAAGCGAAAAAGGCCGCGGTTGAAAAAGAGGCCGCCCAAAAACGCAAACGTTCCGCACTGATTGAAGCCGGTATCAATACGGCATTGGCAATCACAAAAGCGTTGACCGGGGCCGCGCCGCCGGTTTCATTCATTTTGGCAGCATTGGCAGCCATTGCGGGCGCCGCTCAAATTGCCGTGATTTCATCACAAACATTTGCCCGGGGTGGTGTTGCAAAAAGCGGGACATTTGGCGGGCGTTCACATGCCATGGGCGGAACGCGGGGGTACTTTGATGACGGCACACAAATTGAAGTTGAAGCGGATGAAGATTTCATCATCCTGAACAAACGAGCATCAGCGGAACGGCGCCGGTTGTCAAATCTGAACCAAAGGTTTGGAGGGAAAAAATTTGCCGCCGGTGGGGTTGTTGATTTCACACCACAAATTGCAATACCATCCGGCGGTTCCGGTTCCAATTTAACGATCACCGCAAATGCCCAATTCACGGATGATCAAGTCAATGACCTTGGATCAAACATGGGGGCAATAATATCCGCAACGGTTGCGGTTGAAGTACGTTCCGCATTGGCGGACGGATTGAATGACGCCAACCGCCGGTTGGAGCGTGAAACAACATTGCAAGAACAAAGAAACGTTTAAAAACATGATAGCAATTTCAAATCAACCGCCAATTGAAGATGACAACGGGGTGACACCTGTTTCCGGATGTTTAAAGTGGACACTTCAACCGGATGCCGCGGATGTTGTTGAAACGGCGGGAAGCGTTGCAACATTGGTTGTTGACTTCCCATTGCCGCCAACCATCCCGGCAAATGGCACGGAATTCACTTTGTGGGGGCATGTGTTCATGATTGATGATGCAACCCCGTTCACATCGGAATCATTCGAGGTGACCGCAAATCCGTTTGAAACGGCATTCAATTTCCAATCAATGTTGGAAGCCAATGTCTTTTTCCGCCGGGCAACGTCAATTGTTTTGTCCGGAACATTCAACAACATTGCAACCGTATCATGGAGGGAATGCCGGGAACAACCGCGGTTTGGCGGGCCGTCAATGGATTTTGCAGGGTTGACAGCAACCGGGGCAACCGTTACGGCAACCAATGGCGTTTCCCCAATTTATGTCACCGGATATAAATTGATCACACGGTTGTTGCGCACTGAAAACACCGGTGTTGAATATACGGAAATGACAAAATTGGAAGGGTTGGAGCCGTCACGCACATGTTCAGGTTCCGGGCCAATTGCAATTGATTACATGGCAGATGCCAAAAGATCATTGTTTCCGGTGTTGCCTGAATTGACGGCAACATCTTACAATGCGCCGTCCGGGGTTGGAGTGTACACAAGGACACGGAACACCGGACTTTTGGCCGTTTTCCAATTGGAATATGGTTGGATTTTCCGTGATGACTGCAACCCACGTTCCGGGACAATTAAGAAGTCACCACGGGTTTTTGTTCTGAATGCCGCATTTCCGGATGAAGATTTGAACAACGTCCGCCGGTATTGGGCGGATCACCCGGACGGACTTCCATCCGGACAATTCATCATTGATTTTTTGACAACCCAACCGGCGGGAACCCGGGTTTGCCGGGACACATTTTGTTGGTTGTGGTTTTTGAATACATACGCCGTCACCGCATCCAATTTCAAAGTGAGATTCTTTGTGTATGATTTGGCCGGTGCGGGATCATTGCACCTTTTCACAATGCCGCATGTGGGGGAAATTGTGCAAAACTTCAATTGTTCACCCGGGTTTTTGGCTGCGCAATTTGGGATCAATTTGGACAACGTTTCAAAGTATGAAGTTTTGGTCACCGGTGATGATGGGTTGCCGTCCGTGTTCAATGCAACGTCATCATTGACATTTGTGTTGGATCAAAAATGTTGTGAACAGCATTTGGATGCATACTTCATGACACCTGCGGGTGGGATCGGAACTTTGATTGCAGAAAAAACGGAATATGAAGTGAACCAAGATGGGACTGAAATTTGCATTGATGTTCCATGCGGGGCAACCGGTTTTGAAAAGTCAAAAAAGGGTGGGCGTACTTTGACAGAGTTGCGAAATTATGATTCAATCACCATTGTTGCCCGGGAATCATTCAATGAAGCAAATCAAAAATGGTTTGCAGATTTCAAACGATCCCCGCACAAATGGTTGCGTGTTGAAGTCCCGGCAACGGAGTTTGCAACCCCGCAATTTGTGGCAAAAAAATTCATTGTTGAACCCGGGGGAATCCGCATTTTCAGGAACGGTGAAAATCTGGAATTGGAAGCCAAAGGGTATTTGGCAGACATCCCAACCCAATCAACAACGGAACAACCTTTCCAAATATGAAAACAAAAGCGTTTTTTTTTACATTCCTTTTTGCAATTTCATGCGGCAAACTTCCAATGAATCAATCATTGGTTGATCCAACGGTTGACATTGTTGGAGTGTGGGAAACTGAATCAATACAACATCCAGGTTGGCAATATCATTTTGATTCAACCGGGGTGTTCTGCCAACGTCCAATTGATGACAGCGTGTTGATTGATTGTGGGTTCACATGGAGCCAATCAAATGACACGGTGATCATCAATGGATCATTCACCCGGTTGTGGACAATCTTTGTTGAAAGTGACACATCAATTGTCATTTGGTCATTTGATTTGCACGGCAACCCAAACAACAACATGCGTTTAATCAGGGAATAAAAATGGGGAATTCAATCAAAATCATTTGCCGGGGATTGTCACCGGAAACCGTTCAAAGATTGGACGGAGCAACGGAAGCCGTGTTGGATTTGACACCCGGGTTTTCATTCCGATTTTCAAAGGACGTTGAAAAACTTTCCATCCTTCAAAAGATTTCAACGGAAGGGGTGTTGGGGTTTGACCTTCCATTTTCATTCACCAATGATGCGGTGTTTGTTGACTTTGAATCACCGTTGGCGTTGGATCAAAACCGGGGATCAATTTCCGTTTCTGTTTTGGTTGAAGGTCATGAAATTTTGTTTGATCGGTTGCAGATCACCGGGCGGGATCAAAGGTCAAAAAAGTGGAATTGTCAGTTGTTCCGCCGGGATGATCATTGGGTTGAATTGGCACAAACAAAGATGTTGAATTCAATCCAAACCGGTTATTTCTTTTTGACAAAGGCCAATGTTGAAAGGTCATGGGGTGATCATGTTTATTCCGGTGATTTTACACCAACCCCGGAAGTTGGAACCGGGTACAATCCAAATGTTCATTGGCCGTTGTTGGACTTTGGCAATTGGGTTGATCAAACAGTCCCACTACAAAACACAAATTCATTGCGCTGCAAATCAGTTTCAACGGAAGATTTCCGCCCGTTGATTTCAATTGTGTATTTGCTGAAACGCGGATTTTGTGAAATCGGGTGGACGTTGGACGGGCAAATTTTTGACACTGTTTGGTTCAAATCTTTGTGGGCATACCTTTTGAAACCTGATTTTTATTTGGGTACATCCAACGGCTACAAATACGGGCGGGCCGGGCGCATCACCGGGCGCCATGTAGGGCCGCGGTATGAAATGAAAACGTTCACGGATGTTTTGAGATTTGACACGCTGGAATTTGGGTTGGGAACTTCGCCATTGGCATTCCATCCGCCGGTGATCACCGCATGGTGGTTGATGGGTTTGAAATCACAATTGCCGTTCAAATCAAAATACAAATTCAAATTCAAATTCACCGTCACAAATGAGAATCCAAACACGGCGCCATTGGTATTCCAGATTGGTGAAGTGTTGGGAAGTGATCCGGACAATTCAAGTTTCACCGGGGAGGTTTTGAGTGAAGATTTTGTCATTGAAGTTGCAGCCGGGGAAACACTTTTCATCAACTTTGAATTGGATGCATTGGTTGAAGGTGGGCAAAAAGCCGCGTTGATTTGGGCCAACCCTGAAATCAATATCTTTATGGAACCCGGTTTGTTTTTCGAGTGTGAGCCGGACAACAAATCATTCACCCGTTCTGATTTTGTTGACACCGGAAAAGCAATCATCCCGGAATTGACATTGATGCAATTGTTTAAAGGGGTGATCCATTTGACCCGGGGGTTGATTGAAACAGATTGGGAAACACGCACGGTGACCGTTCACCCGCAACGGACATCAACATTGTATGGGGAAATTGTTCCCGGGTTTTTGAAGGTTGAATCACCGCCAAAGGATTTTGACCAAAAAATTGTGTGTGATTCAATCAAAGAAATCCCACAACGCGGAACGCTTAAAAGGTACACCCGTTTGGAGTTTGCCCCGGCGGGTGATGCGTACATAAAACAATTCAATTTGGTTGATCCGGCGCATTCACGGACGTTGTTGAACGGGGTTGAACTACCCAATGAAACAACCGTTTTCCCCAACCCGATATTTGAACCAACCTTTGATGCCCAAACACGGTTCATAAAACAACAGGGGCGTGAAGTCATGCCGTACATTCCGCGGTTGTGGGACAACGTTGGGGATGAAAGGTCATTTGATATTGGGCCGCGGATTTTCTTTGCCTTTGGCAAAATCAAACAACTTTACCCAACACCGTTGACGGGCGCCCAAAAATATGTTGGTTGGTATTGGGATGGAAAAGAAATTGGGGACTTTGAACAGTTCTTTGGATACGCCACACAATTGCGCCAATGGGAAATTGAACCAACGCCGCCGGTGGACGGATCGGTTGTTTTTGGCCGGGTTGAAGATGATTTGTTTGTCAACTTTTATTTGGGTTTGACCGGTGAATCCCGCCGGGGCGTCACATTGGATGCGTTGGTCATGTTGACTGTTGATGACTACAACCAAACGGATTTCCGTGACATGTATTCATTCACATATTTAGGCCGCCCGTTCATTGTACCAATGACTGAAATCCGGGATTTTGCAGCCGGGTTGAATGCTCCAACCCCGGTGAAGTTTTTATCCGCCCCGGTTGATTCTGAATGTTGTGAACTTCCATGCGGTTGCAAATTCAAAACATGTGACTTTTATCAGGACTTTGGGACGTATATATTGCAAGACACTTTAAATGACTTAAAAGTCACTTCCTTCAAAGTTGATGACGTTGAATTGTTGGTTGATCCGGTATCATTGGGAACAATCAACATCATTGACATTGCCGGGCGCCCATACGTCACAAATTTGGTTGATGCACTGAACAGCATTGCAGCACCTTATTTTGCTTTTGGGTATTCAACCCGGGTGCATCCTGAAAAGGGGTTGCGGTATTTTTCCCTGAAATGCCCGGCATGTTTTGGATTTGAAATCATCATTTCAGATTTGGCGGATGAAGTTTACCGGTACACAAATACCGAACAGGGAACACAATGGTTTGGCGGTGTTGGTTGGCAGCCGTTTGGATACGGATCACAATTCCACACAACACCAATTGATTGCATCATCACAAATGAGTATTGACATGAATGAATTGGAAACGCTGTTCAATCAGTTCAAAGCATTACACCCAAACCGCCGGGAAGAATTCAACCCAACAGATTCAAACGTCATGCGTTGGCAATGGCACATCAGGGAACGGAATTCAATGTTGCCGCAAAATCAGGTTTTGAGGCCAACGCGAAAAATTGACCGGACGTTGATCCCACGGGCAATCACACGGTTTGATGAATTCCCGGAATACATGGTGAAGCGTTGGGGGGAAATCGCATCACATTTCCCCGGGGTTCAGGTTTGGGCCGCCGGTTCACGGGTTTCCGGGGAATACATTGAAAAGTGGTCACCAAAAGAGGTTGCAGAATGGAGGGCCGCCAACAACAAAAAGCCAACCGCTGAATCTGATTTTGATTTCTACATTGAAGGGAAGCCGGAACCGGTTGGTGAACTTCCGCCATGGGCGGATTGGGTGCGGGGCCGGATTGATCAAAAACAAAGAATAAAAATACCAATGTGGGATTTCTCAAAACTTCCGGTTGATCAACACCAAACCGCAATTGACCTTTTCATTGCCAATGATGTCCGCGGGTTGTTGGACTTGCACAACCAATTTCAGTTGTCACAATACAACTATTGTTGTGAATTGGATGGGTTTTTGCGGTGGTGGGAATGGGCAATTGAAACCAATGTGATCAATGGAGCAACAACGAACGGTTCAGGGCAAAAGGATCATCAATTGGATTGATGAAATTTTGCATTGCGCATCAATACTTTTTTCAATCCCTGTTGATGTCATGATTTCAACGGGGATTGAAATTGAGTTCCCCGGGGACGTTGTTGAAATCATCAAAAAAAATGGTGTGATCAATGATGGGGGGATGTTGATTGTGACCGGCGGGGTTGTGTTGATCACAAAAAATGATTGTCTTTCATCAAATGTGAAAATCAAAATTGGAAAATCAATCACACATGAATTTGGAAAAGGATGAAACTTTCCGACAAATGGCGGTGAAGGTTGCCGCACACTATTCAATTGCAACGGTTGAAGAATGGGAACAATTGCCGGAATCATTCAGGGCGTTGATTGTCCAAATTGAATACAAATCACTGATTGTCCCATTGGTTTTGAGTGACCGCGCATGCGGGCAAACATGGCAACAACTTTCAATCAAATACCGGATTTCTGTTCAAACAGTCCGGACAATATTGGGGAAAGTCCCCAAACAGCGTTGAAAAACAACGCAACAACCACAATTGCATGTTCAATCAAATAAATTGTGGGCCTACGTTTGTGCCAGCAAACAGGCAAAATGACAGACAACAACAGCAATCCAACAACAAATTCCCAAACCGGAAACCGATCCGTCAACCTTTTGTTGGCGTTTGGGACAACCATGGAAATTGAATTCAACTTTGGGATTCAAAGTTTGGCGAAGTATTACAGTGATTTGTCATTGTTGGATGCGGGCGTACCATTTGCAGAATTGGGGATTTCAAAACGCCGTGAATCAGGGCAACCCGCCATGTTGGTTCCATCAGGCGCATCATTTGAATTGGTGCAAGATCGGGGACTTTTGAGGAACGAACGATTGACACCGCCCGGTTCAATCGCATTGTTGCGTTTGTCCGGGGTGATGACCGCGGAGGATCAAATGTCAACCCGGGGAATCCAATCAATTGTTGGTGATTTGCGGGCCGCATACGCAAACAAAAATGTTTCCGCCATTGTCATGGAAATCAATTCCGGCGGTGGTGAAGGTATTGCAAAAGACATGTTGGTTTCCGGGTTGTCAGAAAGAAACAAACCCGTCATTTCCTTTGGACACTTTGTTGCATCCGCCGCATACGGCGCCGCCGCCGCAACGGATGAAATCATTGCAGCATCCGCGGAATCTTCCTTTGGCAGCATTGGCGCCGTTGTCACTATTGACAAACAGGTTTTGGAGCATTTCAAAGAAAATTACATGTCATTTTATGGGGACAATGCCCCATTGAAAAACAAAGAATTCCGCGCCGCCATTGATGGGAATTTTGATCCCATCAAAGCAGTTGCGAACAAATACACGGATGCATTCCAATCGGAAGTTGCAGGGATGCGCCCGTTGACCGGTGACAAATCATTCCAGCGTGAAACGTTGTCCGGGGACATGTTCAATGCCAAAGATGCCCGCCGCCGCGGGTTGATTGATGGAATTGGGAACATGTCTTTGGTCATGTCACGGGTTGATGTTTGGATAAAAAAGTATCAAAAACAATCAAAAGCCTAAACTAAAAAGGTCATGTTTAAAATCGAGAATTCAAAATTTTACGCTGAAATCATGGAATCCGTTGTCAAATACTTTGGCATGGATGCCGAAAATGTGACGGAAGCGGAAGTCCACCAAAAGGTTGTTGAATCTGAAACGGTGGGCGCCATGGAAGCACGTTTGACAGCC